ACCATTAAATTGTTCACTTTACCAATAGTATAAACTTCGTAACGATTTTTTAGTGATTTATTAAAATAAAGGTATAAAAATGAAGAAAATAATTGTTTGTTATGAAGTTATAATGGATGATCATCAATGGAATCATTTACAAAAAACAGGGTTAGAATTGGGGAATTGCTTTAACGATGCTGGCCCAGAATTAATTGCGAAACGAACTTTGATGGGTCTTGGGCTTGAAGCTTTTTCTGATGGCGGACATGGTGTAACTATGAATATTCTACCTTCACCCAAAACATGAGAAAATGCGGCGATGAGATTTCAAGATATAGCTGTAAAAGTTAAAAATGGCGATATAACTTTTGATTTTTATGGCCATGATGTTTCATTTTTTAGAGAATGTTTTGAAGATTATTTTGACGATTTAGTAAAATATGCTGGTGGATTTGGTGATGGAAAGTGGCAATCTAATATAAATAAAACAGTTGAGGAAGTTAATCATTTAATGCGAGAATATTATCAGCGCAAATTAGATCATGAAATTAATGAAGGTGATATTATTATAACAGACTCGTCTGAAAAGTGTCATGGGTGCGGCGAAATGTTATATTTAATGCTAGGCAGTGATAAGCTTATTTTATGCGGATTTTATGATAATAAAATTAACGATTTCAATAAGCAGCAGAATCGTTGTCCGTATGAGAATCATAAATCTTTCGTTGGAGAGATTAAAATAACTAGCAAGTTGATTTTTGCTAATTTTTTCAAAAATGTTGATGATACTCCAGATTGTTGTAAGTATGAAAATGATTGGTCTTTAAACACTTTAATAGGTCGTAATAATATTACTAATTATAAATGCACAAAAAATGTTGCTTTTGGGCAAATGAGCAATATGTCTATTGGTATTTATGTCAATGACAATAGAGATTCAATTATAGTTGGGCCATCTACACATCCTTGTGAATACGAAGATTATGAATCTGATGAAGACTATATAGCAGCCTGTAGCAATCCAGTTTTTGATGGTTATAAATTAGTTGGTCATATCACGCTTGATATATGGCGGTGGGAAGCGACTGATATTAACACGATTGGTGAAGAAAATTATCATCAACTAGTTGATGATAATAAATGTAGAGGTCTAGTTGAAATTGATGTTCAACATGGTATTTGGAAGTTTGAGCATTTTTATGATGGTATAAAAGATGATAAAGATTATTGTTATTCGAAATTTACGAGGAAATGATGGATAAACAACAAATGGATAAGCAACAGATTAAGGTTTTTTTGGAAAGTCGTGGTTGGCATACTTATTATAATGAGAATTACTGGTGTCATCCTAAGACTATTAAAGACCCTAAATCGCATGATTACACTAATTATGGTATGTCATTAGGAAAAGCATATATGTTTGAAATCGCAAATGATTAAAGATTTTGCTTTTTTGATATCAAATAGATTTAGAAAGATTAAAAATATTTCGTCTAGCGTTGTTTATAATGGTGGTATTTATACATCATATATTGTGTTAGTACATAGTGATAATAGTCTTATTTGCAGAATTGAGTTAAATAAGCATATAAATGTTTCTATATATTCAAAATTTAGTGCACGCTATCTAGTTATAGATTACAATAATATTGTTTGTATCGATGAATTCGTCGGCAATATATTACGTAATAGGTACTATCGAGATTTTTATAAGGATTTTTAGATTGATTTATATTTTCTTACTATTGTGCTTATAGCGATAAATACAAGTTGCATTGATATAAATGATAATAATAATGATGCAAATGATAGTAATATGCCTGTTGTGCCAGCATCGCTTAATTTCATATTTATTATTGATTCTAATATTAGAACTGACATATTAAAACATGCTAACCATGTTATTATAATAATGAGGTGTACTGCTATCGATATGCTTATATGTTTTATCATTTATTTAAAATACTTTAATATATCGTGCTTGCATTTATAGTATCATTGCTTGGGAACATTTTTGGTATTGAGTGAGAGTTGAATGGCATATCTAAATCATCTGGTGTGCCATTAGCGATATCGTTTATTGCTTGGTTATCATCAGTTACGTTGTCAGATAGATCTGTATATAAGTCTGCGTACTCGTCAAGCAATTTTCTTGCTTTTTCCAATCCTCCAACCATTTGTATGTATCTTTCTGTTATTTTCAGGTTGTCAACGACGCTATCTAAACCCATTTCTCCAATATTTTCATCGCTGTCGTCGTGCATTTGATATTCTGTGTCTTCCATTATAGACAATATTTTTCTAATTTTGCTGTCCATTGAATTTCCAATGTAAATATAATTGTTAAGAAACTACTTTTATTTTTGAGGTAACTATGTCAGTTAACTACCCGTCAGATTTTCCATTTTCAGAAGTTTATAGTGTTACAGCTATAATTAGAAATGGTGAAGTTGCTGCGAAACGTAAGGATTTGCTATTTAATATTTGGAAAATTCAAGGTTTCGCACAGAATGTTATTATTGGTATGCCAGAAGAAGTTGCTAAGGCACAATCTGTGGCTGCAGATAATGGCTCACCAGCTTTTGATGGTGTCGCTGCTTTGGAAAAGTTAGCAGAGAAATATAAATCTGATATTCAACCACAAGATCTTTCAGATTTTATAAATTGGAAGATGCTTTTACTGTGGTTGACTAAATTGATTATTGAATTGTTGACTACTTAATGTCAAAAATTCAATATGAAACTTAAATTGATATTAAATGAAGAAAACTACGGCATAGAAAATGCCGTAGTAATTGGCGATATTAAAAAATGGATAGAAAAAGATGACTATAATGAGTTAACTTTAGATGATGGTATTAATTGTAATGTTGTTTATATTTTTGAAGTTATTGTTGATAAGGATATAAATTTAAATCTTAAAGATGTTATAATTGATTATGTATATGATGACAATGGAAATCAATTGTCATATGAGATAACTAAAGATCATATTGATATAGCTTCGCAGCATTTTGAGAATATTAAAAGCAATTTTATTGAAAAGGTTAAATATTTAATTAGGTCATAAATCGATATCACATATATAATTAACGATAACAGATGTTGTTATAACTCCATTATATTCTCTAACTGATACTTCTCCAAGGTAGCTTGTGTTTATTGTGTAAACTGCTTTTTCGTAGACATAGAATATGACACTATTGATTTTAGTTCGTATTAATATCATGCTTTCAGGGTTATCATCGATTGCTGTAAAATTCAATTCTACAACATTATGATTTTTATTATTTGTAAACCTGTTTAAAATTGTCGATGATTCAGCATCATAAACAATGCTTATTAATTTAAAATAATCGTGCTTAGAATATTGTATATTATTAGCCATTTGTTTATAATAGTCAATATTATAAACTTTTTTCTCAGAATCAACATTATAAATTTTTTTCTCAACGTATTTTTTAGATGGTGTTGACATTATGACAAAATACATTTTTACGAGTTTACAATGTATCACATTATGACTATTGTGTATGGCTGCAATTTAACTGGTAAATCGAAATTAATAAATGAAGTTAAGAGTTATTGTAAATCAGATGAGTTTATTGAGTACATTAAAGATTTAGTTGAAACAGAAGAAGATGAAGTGTTGTCTGACGACGAATTATATGACTCATTTTTGGAATGTTGTTGTGAAAGTGGTTATTCTGGTGAAGGGGATATGCCGTATTGGATTGGAAAGGTAGTTAAAGAAATTCACCCAAACAGCGATTTTAATTTATTTAAATTAGTAGATGATTTGAATAAAGATGTTAGTAAATATGATAAAATTTTCAATGAAAAGATTAAAAAACTGCCAAATGGGTTGAAAAGCATACTTACGAAACACCGTGGTTTTGTTTCTGTTTGGACAACAAGCTAAGGCGACATATGGTTTACATCGTAGTTGAAGGACATGATGGTTCTGGTAAATCGACAGTTCTTAATAAGCTTAATGATGAATTATCTAAAACTCATAATGTTGTTAAAACAATTCATCCAGGTAGCACTGCATTAGGTGCTCATATTAGGCAGTTAGTTAAGTATACTAAAACCATAAATGAGAATATTAGGATAGATGATCTGTCAAGACAGACATTATATATGGTTGACACTATATCATTTATAAGAACAATTCTTGAGCCATCGTTAGCTGAGAATAAGATTGTTTTGGCAGATCGAAGTTCATATATTAGCAGCGTTGTTTATGGTTTAGCAGATGGTGTTAATTTAAAAGAACTCGATGTGCTTACTGATATTGCGAAAACACCAAAAGCTGATAGGGTTTATATTATAACGTGCTCTAGAGAGACAGCTAATGCTAGGTCAGACAGAAAGGATGGCGATCATTATGATAATAAACCGTCTGATTTCTTTGACAAAGTTATAGATACTTATAATAATATCAAAACTTTAGATATCAGAATTTTGTCTGTTATACAAAAACTGGTTAATTTAAATAATATTGTTCATATATCAAGCGATGTTAAATCGGCTGATGAAATCTTAGCTTTCATTATCGATGACCTGAAAGCTAATAATCTTATTTGATGACCGCATTTCCAGATTCTATCAGCTTTATGGCTTTTCTTATTTTAGCGTGATATGTTCTAAGCACTTCATTTGGCTCTATATCGTCTGGGACTTGTGGATTGGCTGAATATAGTATTTTCTCGTTTTCTTCATATTTTATCTTGATAATTATTCTATCTGTATTATAATCTAAATCGTTTAATTCTCCTATTAATTCTATTGTTTTGTCGTTTTTATTGTCTTTATGTTTTGATGTGTGCCAAATCATCTTTTTTGCTTTTGCCTTAAAATTGTGTTAGTTTCACACATTTCATGCCATGATTTTTCAAATTTTTCGTAACAATCATATAAAGCATCGATTATACTTTTATCTTCAACTTTATATATTGTTGTTAGAACCATATTACCTTTTGTGTTATGTGAACACAATTTTGAACAAGCTATTGCCTCATCGTGTGATAAGCAATATCCACCAAAATATACGCCTTGTAGCTGTATATCGTCTTTGTCAATTGTTATCTTGGCATAAGACACAATATAGTCATCTAACATTGTTATTCCTTTTAAGAATCTTTGATGTTTTCTAAATTTAGAATTGGGTATTTTTTAATATCATTTATCGCTCTTTCCATATCTTCTGTTAATTCGTCTAACGAAACCATACTGACAAATGTGATTGGGTTTGTTGTCCAAGATATTATATTACCATCGTCATCATAATAAACTTCATGCACACTGATACATCCGTCTTTATCTTTTATTGCTCTATAGTTCCACATTAAACACCGCTACTTCCGAAGCCTAATGCTCCTCTTATTGAATCATCAAGATTCGCTTTGTGCACTAATTTAAAGTTATTGATTTTCGAAACTATAAGCTGTGCATATTTATGGCCATGTCGCACTTGTATTTGCGCTGCATTTGGATTATGGGCTTGTATAAATATTGCACCTCTATATTGATTATCTATTGTCCCTTCTACTATTCTTAATCTGTGTTTCTTTTCTGTAGAGCTTCTATGAACTATTCTACCGTAATATCCGACTGGAAGTTGTATTTTGATACCAGTATGCAATAACTCTCTCTCATTTGGCCAAATGGTTAATTCTTTATCACTGGAGGTTATTATAATAGGCAAATCAATGCCAGCATCTCCATTATATGCTATTTTTAACCCGCCATGTTCTTCATGTAATTTTTTAGCTACTTCACCATATATATCGTCTGTATATGTGTAATAAATGTTGTCATATTCATATGGGTTTTCTAATACTTTAATTCTATTTTCTAAGTTCCGTATAGTTACTAACATGCTTTCTAATTCTTTACTCATGCTGTCCTTTCATTTTAACTGTTATTGTTATTGTTATTGTATTTTAAATACGTGTTTTTCAACGCTAAATTGGGGGTTTTGAAAGTGGAAGTAGAATATTTAATGAGATGTAAATTACCATCATCTGCGAGTTTTCATGCAAGCCCTAGCGGTGATACTGAGTATGAAATCGCATATCGCGACGCTATTTTTAAAAATAAACCGCAAGGCTTCGAAGTTTCTTGGGTTAGCAGCTCAACTTGGCCTGTCGATAAAGATGGTTTTACATGGGTTAAATTGTACTGCACTGATGGCTCTAAAGCTCTTGAATATTATATTGATAAATGCGCCAAACTTGAGAAAAAGATTGAAAAGGCTAAAGCTAAAATTGCCGAAATCAATCTATAAATCTAGCTATTAATGTTGGATAACGTTGTAGACTAATTATAGCTTGAGAATTATCAATTGTTATCCGGTTAATTTTAGGATTTATAAATGGCAATCCTGTAGTTATAACTAATGGCGGTTCAGGAACCACAACTATTTGGCCGTTATTATTAGTTGTGGTTATTTTCTGATTTTGATTTGTACTGATAACTATTCTATTATTAATTTTTTGTCTAATAACATCTGGGATTGTTAATATTGTCGATTTAGGATGATTTTCTATAAATTTAGAGACTTCATTCTTAATCGGCAGACTTGCTATAGTTAAACTTTGAACTTTAGGATATTCATTAGTCATTTTATTTATTAATATTCCAAGTTCATCTGCCGATATGAAATGGTCGCGTTCAGTTAGAATTTTATCATTTTGTCTTATAATTATACGTGGCGCTTTAATATTTGGCGGCATTTGGTCTGTTATAGTTATATCGGCATTTGAAATTGTGTTTTTTGGTGTTGATACTATCCAACCTATGTCTGATAGTTTTTTATATTGTGATATTGTTTGGTCTAATGTTTTTGTAAATATGATAGTTTGATTGTGAGGTGTTAGAGGAGGCAGCTCTATTTTTTCTAATTGGTTTGATAGTGTTATGATTTCAGGTTGTGGTTCTGGCTCTGGTTGTTGTTTAGAAACACAGCTTACGAAGACAAGTACAGTTAAAACAGCTAGGATTTTAAATGTGTTTTTCATAAATAATGATCCTTTTTTAATATGTACAATGAAAATTTAAACTGAATTGTAAGCATCAATATATTGCGATTGTATTTTATCAATAATCAATTGTCAAACAATATTTAGCGAACGGAACGATAAATGCCAAAATGTTCAAAGTGTAGTAAAGACGGTAAGCATTCGGTTGAGTATGGTGGCGGCTATGGTGAATCACATTTTTCATATTTATGTGATTCGCATTATCAGTCTGAAAATAATGCTTGTAAAGCAATGTGTTGGGCGATGTTTATTATTTGGCCTGGCGGCCCATTTTGGTATATGTCTGCTTTAATTTTGTTTTATTGTTTAAAACTTGAAAGTTTATTTGGGTTAGATGTTAATTCGATATGTATAATTGTTCAGATTTGTGGTTCGATACTTAGTTTTTGTATGACTTTGTACTATTTAGCAAAAGCACATTTGCCGGATAATTCGGAGTTTTACAATGGCGACTAAAACTTTTTGGCGATATAGAGGTTTTGATGAGACTGAAAAAATACAAGAGGGTATTGTAACTGGAAGCAATCCATATAAAATAATATTAAAGTTAAAATCTGAACATGCTATAAATGTCATAGAATTATCTAAGGTTACTGATAAAAATCAAATTAGGGCATATAGTAAATTATATGCTTTAAATAAAAATAAGAAACAAAAATTTAATTGAGACATTTACATGAATGTGTTAAATATTACAGATAAAACTTCGAAATTAGAATTATTATTTGAAGAAGCTATAGATAATTCTTATGATATGGCTAAAAATATTAATGATACAATACTAAATCTTAAAGATGAGATAACGGTTTTATATAATAAATTAAAAATTATTAAAACTAGAATGAATAGCAATTTAGCTATAAATATGAGACGTAAAAATGCTTCTCTTAATATTAAAGTTGGAGAAAGAGGTTGTAGAATAGGATATAAAAGCCGGGTTTTACTATTGACACCAGATTTTGAAAATTTTCAATGGTCAGTAAAATCTAATGATTCAAAGTTTGCTAGACAATTTATATTAAATTACAAAGATGCAATTATGTTGTCTAGTCAAAATTTGATAATTGATGCGATTGACGAGTATTTTGTTAATTACTATAAATCATTAAATACTGATATTATTGGTGAGGGTATAATGTTTATCGAAGATAAAAAAGCAACCCTTTATGAGGTTATAAAATACAGAGACTCTAAAAGGCTGTTAAACACAAGAAAGCAATAAAATGAATTTAACAACAGAAACACATAAGCTTATTTTGAAATTAAAACAAAATAACATACCTGTAAATGTTTTATATAATGAAAGTAATCTACATTGTTTGATAGTTAAGACTAAAAATTCAAAATATTTAATCGATTTATTAGAAAATGTTGATGCTATATATAATATTAAAAAAAGCAGAAGTGGATATTTAGTTTTCTTGTCAGAAGCAAGCATATCTGAAAATGTGACTTTAGAAATAGCTTTAAACAATGGTATTGAATTTATAGATTTTGACCTGCAAGATAGACTTAATATCCAAGAAACACAAATAAAAAATACAGCTCATTTAAATGATAATAACAATTCATTAAAAAGAAACACATATCAAAAATTGCCAATATCAAAGAGAAAACAGAAGAAAAAGAAATTTGATGATGCGTTAAAAGAATCGTTAGACGGTTTGGCAACTCCAAGTAATGAACAGCCTAAAGATTTGTTTAATAAATTCGCTAATGCTTTGGATGTTTTAGGTCAGCAAATCACTGGTGCGCCATTACAACAACAATTAAAACAGCAAGGTATAAATTGGAAAACATCAGCTGATGGTCAAAACATCATACTATATATAGTAAATGCTGAAACTAATAGGCCGCAAGCTATTGCTACAGTTAATTATCAACAGCTTATAAACAAAAGTGAGTTTTCTAAACAACTTACGACAATTATAGATTTAGCTAGAGGTAAAGCTCCTGGTACTCATGAGCAAGCTAAACAACAATTAAATGATCAAGATAAGGTAATTAGAGATGTCGCTGATGCAATATCACCAGAAGAAAAAAATGATCCATCAGCAGAATTAATACAACAAAAATTGACATCACAAACAGCAGCTAATCCTAAATGAATAATAGCATAAGATTTGGATCGACCAGAATAAATTTTCAAGATCATGTTGGTTTAACAGGCCAAGAACATGATGAATATCCATCTCCAAATCAACCATTAAGATTTGATCATATAAGAATGTATCTTATAGGTTTACTATCAAATCAATCTAGCGTTTCAGAACCTACCCAATATAGAGACGGTACATTGTGGTATGATCTATCAACAAACACTTTAAAAGTAAGAAAAAATGATACATGGGTTAAATTGTCAGAAGCTATTCAATTCGATACCGAACAAACATTATCTGAATGGGTAGGATATGTTAATAATATAATTGAAAATTACAAACAAGATATAGTATTTGGCGGTTCAGCATCTAATAATACAAATATCATAACAATTCCTGAGTCATTGAGAGGCAATATCACAAACATATCAAGAGCTTTTGTTTATGTTGATGGTATACTGCAAGACCCTAGACAGATAGTGATTATTGGCGATAATACTATTAGACTTGTCGATACTATTAGTAGTGGCTCTAAATATTTAGTAAATATAAAGCAAATAAATTCAAATGCGTTCTACACTTCTGATGTGGTGATTTAAAATGGAAATATCTGAAAATTATAACATGGTTAAAACACCAAAAGGGTATGTTAAAGCGTATCAAGGTGAAGTGGAAATTATAGAAAAAGACAAAAACGGCAAAATTATAAACACTTTCAAAGAACAAAATATTATTAAAATATTCGCTAAAGAAACAATATCGCATAGGATTATACATAATAAAGTTTGGGACCCAGTAGGTGGATCTTCAGAAACTGGTGCATGGGTCGAAAATGATATAGATATGGACGAATATTCAATAAAATACATAATGTTCGGCGCATCGTTCGATTCTGATGGAAATCCTTTAAGTGAAGTTGACACGCGATATTATACAGAGGATAGTGTGTTGGGGCAATATGTTCCAATATCGTTAACACCTGGGGCTGAATTCGATGGTGGTTTAATAAATGCTATACCAATAGCAGAACCATCAAGGCCGTTAAAGAAAATTGAAAGAATATATTATGAACCAAGTTATCAGCCAGCTGGATCACCTCTATTAGAATCTGATGTCAGAGCTGTTAATAATGTCTTAGTTGTAGAAACTGTGTTAAAACCAGAAGAATATAATGGCCTGTCAAACACTGATAGCGATTATTTTACAATCACAGAAGTAGCTCTTGTAGCTGGCAGAGAAATAACATCAGTTGGTGATTGTGAAGCAGACCCTAGAGATTTATTCTTAGTTGGCGATGTTAATAATTATCCGCTTTTAGCGACATGTAATGGGTCAACAACTATAACTTTAGACGCTTCTGTAGACCCAGATATTATTAAAGAAGGCGATCAAATTAAAATAGTTGAAGCTGCAACTACGGCAGTAAGTGATTCTGTACTGTCACAATTTAACCCATATTACTTAGTCATGAATAAAAATGTTGGTGGAAGAGATATTGTGTTAGATAGAAGCGTCGCTGACAGCAATGGCTCTCCAATAACTGGTGATATAGGTGTGTTTAAAGATGGTTTTAGAATTTTTAGTCATAGAATATTAAAATCGCCTCAAAAGAAGCATTCTGATAATGAGCTTACTGTGAGATGGCGAATAATTTTTAATTAATATGAATGATAAATCGTCGGCAGATCGACTGATGTTACATGCTAATGCCGCTAATTTGTTAATATGCCATAACTCTATATACCAGCAAATATCTAGTGCAGAAATTAATAAAAACGCGGCTCGCCGTGAACGAAAGAAGAAAGAAAGAATGCTTGCGAAAAAAATCAAGCAATATAGGATCAGCGCACATGACAACTTTTGATAAAAATTTAACCGAAGCTTTAAACGATCTTGAACAAGAAGCCATTCTTGAAAAATTAGAGGCTCTTATCAAAAGTGCGCAAGCTGTTGCAGATAGAGATTTAAAGGGATATGTTGTTGATGTCGAAGAATTTACAAGATTAACATTAGCAGGTATGACAGCAAAGCATAGCTTAATATATGATCAAGAATGGTGGAAAAGAATGTATAAACAATGGAAACATATAGATGACGATAAAATAATGAAATTGCATCAAAGCATAATATCAGAATTATCAGACCAAATTAAAACAGCAGTTGAAACAGGTATAACTGTAGAATCAAAAGGAATGATTTTTGGGTTCTTTAAATTATTGATGCTTATAGCTAAAGTAATGACTAGTTTCATATCACAAACAGATACTAACACTCGGAATGGCCATACAGGGTATAAAAATGATAAATTTAACAAAAGAAATAAAGTAAATTTCGAATTACGGAAATTTAACCCGTTTATTGTTAATAAGTTTGTAATGGGGTGCAAAACAATAACTGATAATATGATAAATAGCAAAGAATTTGAAAAGTATCCAGATGAAGTTGAAGATAACAGCATACCAGATGAAGTTGCTGTTAAACCATCTAAACCTAGAGCAAAATCTAAACCTATTCTTAAAGGTAATGAAATTTCTACTGACAACTATAATTTTTACACTAAAGATGATATTATAAACAAAGTAGACACAGTTTAATAAAAGTCCCTTTCTATAGCTACATTCTTATAAAAATCTATAGTTCTTATAAATATTAAGATATCTAACTTGTCTAAGCTAATTATATAATCATCTTCAACTGATGACGATACAACAATTTCTTTTTCATCGATAACTATATTGCATATATAACATACACGTTCGTCGTTATATATATCTAGGTACTTATGATAAACATTGATAACTCTGTTATTGTCATGTATATGACAATACATATCTTTTTTATCAAGTTCATCAATTATTATATCAGAAAGATCTTTAATTGCATCCATATTATTGAAGCAATTAAAATTTTTTATACATGGCAGATATAGCTGTAAAATTATCTGTCCAATCCCATTTATCTTCAATGAAACATTTAAATTCGGCATGAGTGATCTGTATAGTTTCACGCACATCCCATTGAAACATTTCGATAGCTGTATTATATTGTTCTACAAAATTTTGCGGCGATTTTAGTTCGACCGTCGCGCCTTCAATCAGGACTAGATAATCATTCTTGCAATAATTCTTATCAAATTGTTGAATTTTTATTTTGGCCAATTCAACATTATCTTTCATTTTCTTCTTTGCTATATTATATGCATCTTCTAATTTCTTAGTAGCTGTTTCAATATACCCAGCAACTGCCTCATTATAATCTAATATGTGTTTTTTACGATTCTCTTCCAATTTTGCAATGAGGTTGCTTTTTTTAACTTCAATTGTTCTTCCAGTTTGATCTTGCGACAATCTATTAGCCATTCTATCATTCCTTATAAAGGGTGTTTTAAAAATTTCTAGAATACGTCGTTAATGCTATTGTTAAATTCAGTATTAACACTTTCAATGATATTATTAATATTAAAATCTGTAAAATGAAACTCAGTATTTCTAAATGATAGACAATTCTCATCTATACAATAGATTATACGTCCAACATAAGTATAACCATTGTTGTTAATATAACGCCCATAATATTCGTCGTTATCGCCAACATATTTGTGAATATATATCCATCTAATACCATCAGCTGGAATTGAAATTCTACATTTAAACCCAGCAGTATTTAAATTGTCTATAACTAAATTTAATAAATCATCTATCATTATTCTGAAGTGCTTACCATTCTAACTTTATGAAAAGCATATGATAAATCGCCATCATATTTAAATCTAGGAGACGTAGATGACACAGCATACTCTTGTTTAACAGCATCTATATACATAGTGTATTGGCCATCATTGCCCATATATTTTTCAGGCATCAATTTAGGTAATAATGGATATATTTGTGAAACACCTAAATTGTCAAAAGCGATATTAATATCATCATGATCACTAAAATCATCAAATTTAAAAGGTTCATTTTTGCATATATATGTTTTGCCGAATCCAAAATCTTTAAATCCTAGAATCAGTATTTTAGGGCTATTGACGCATTTACATATATTTAATATATCTGTATTAGAGTGAATCTTATTTATAAGATGAAAAACAATATGTTTATATCTACTGTTTAGTTTATTTAAATCATGTGCGATATTTTCAGAATTAATTATAGATATACCTAACCCTTTAATATTTAGATCGCTAGGTATTTTGCTAAGGTGCGACTGATTAACAGTTAAATTTGGTATAACACCGCACATATTACATTTATTAATAATATCATTAATATATGGATGTGACAATGGATCTCCACCGCCAATGGCGGCTTCGGTTCCAGGTATCATCTGCTCAATTATTTTATATATAAATTCTTTGTCGCCATGTTTACCTTTTTTGGTTGACATTTCATGGCAAAATTTGCAGCCAGCGTCACAATGATCTGTTATTTTGATATCTATTGATTCTGGGAGGATCGGAGGTCCATCTTCAAATCTTGTTTTAGACCCATCCTCTTTAATAACAACTTTGCAACCGCCATTTTCATATGTTTTCATATCATTCATTGTCATTATCAATGACTAAAATAGAGGATGGGCAAAAAATAAAGTTTTCTAGGTTTTCTTCTGACATAAAAACGAATTCACAAACATGAACGCTTTGGTGGTCAATATAACCATATTTATAATAATCTGAGTCGCATGCACCATATTCTATGTCATACCCAGTAATTTTTTTCAAGGTTTTAGTTAGGATTTCTAACTTACTTTGATCATGATTCATAGCATATGTGTAACAATATGATGCTTTAGTATCAGAGTCAAAATGTTGACTAGGCCCCCACCCAAATTCGCCGGGTTCTATATAGATAGTATTGTCGCGAATTTTAAAATCGCCTGCAATTCTGTCTTTTTTATTAGACAAACAAATAGCGTGTGTCGATGAAGAATTAGTCTCAAAAAAGCTGTCTCTTTTTGAAATTTTCATTAATTTCCAACCTTTAAATGCGATAAAAATGTTTTTGTTTGTTTCTTTTTAGATAATATGTTGTTAAATACGGTTGAATCACAGTAGTTAATATATATGAATCCGTCTGGTTCATCGTTATAATATGAAAGTGGAAGTTTATCAGCATATGATAAATTTTGTTTTATTCTTGCACCAGCTGCTATTTCAAATGTTTTAGTTATCGCATTATCGCAAGTTTCAGAATTAAGTGATAAGTTGCTAGTTGAAATGATATTTCTGCCTCTCAATATACTGCTTGAACTAGTTGTGCTTGAACTAGTTGTGCCTGAACTAGTTGTGCCTGAACTAGTTGAAATTGAAGACCAGCTAGATATACTTTGACCATATTGCCCATATTTAGGTATAAGTTTATGAAACTTTTTGGACCAGCCTATATCGTTTTGCATATCGTTTTGCTTCGTCTGAATTGGCTTAGCAATTTTAGATTTATAAAATGCTAAACCGATAGCATACACTCTATCGTCACCTATCAATTGAGAGGCGATCCCTTTCATAACATCAGAAGTTATTAAAAATCCTCTTATTTCATCTTTACCATTTCGCCATCCATCAACCCAAAATTGCCCATATGGATAGCACGTTGTTGACATATAATTTTGTGCTGGCCAATTGTATTCGCATTCTGTGCAATATCTATCAGACCCTTGGAAATTGATATCATGTTTTGGACATTTATCATATTTTTCTAATTTTAGATTGGTTGTTTTTTCACCAGTTATAGGATTTATGCCCTGCACTGATAGAACTACAGCTATGTCGTGTGTATTAGATAAGTTATCATTTAGATCAATCCATAGATGTTTATTTTCTTTTAATTCTATGAAATATGATTTTGAATTATATGAGCCATTCATCCAATTTTTAGGGCACTCATATTCATCCACATCATATGCCTTTATTTCGCAATATGGCGGTAAATTATTTAGTTCATCGCCTGTCGGTGCATTTGGCAAGTTAATTGTCGTTTTGAATTCATTAATGTTCATGATTTTCCTTTGTTATTGTCGGCATAAATGACAGATCTAATTGGCTGTACCCAAAACCTATTGCGATTGACCATGCTATTCTTCCATGTAACTTCTGAACTGGTCCATGTACAGCGTCAATCGCAAATTCTTTTTGTAATTCTGAGATCACAACATCATGGGTCGATGGTGATTCGGCCCATGGTATTGCTATAACGTCAAAATCACGTTGTAAACTTCCATGGATAGCTAGTGCGTACCCATGTTTTCTAAATAGTTCTGCAAATTCAGCATATAGTGCTGCATAAACTGGTGCATTACTTGCTGGTTTCATAGAATGGATCGTTTTTAGATTGTTTATCAGTCGTCATCCCAAAAGTTGTTTGATTGGTTGTTAAAGATGGCAGTCGATTTTCTTCTGATAATGTTTTAAATTCTAGTGCTGCTTTTTCAAAGCGTACTGCTAGTTTTTGGAATGTGCTGTTTTCGATTAAATCTAAAACATGATGTATATCTTTAACATTTGATACAACTATCTCTTTTTGATTTACTGCGAGATATACCAATTGTCTAATAACCAATGGTATTCCTTGCCATGAACGACCGCTTACGGTGCATGTTTCATCACTAGGGCGTAGATTGTGATAAGGCGCTAATGGGTTTATATGATATATTAAATTTGGATTATCACCAACTTTATATGTTTTGTGTATTTCATTTTCGATATACACCGAGTTTCTTTCACCAAATTCCTTTAGTTCTTTTAATAATGTCAAACTTTGTTCATGGTTTATAGTTTTATCTCTATTAAACACTATAAACTTTTTACCTTTTGATGCTTCTAGCAATCTTTTTGCAACTGCATTATCATTATTAGGGTCATAATTCTGTATCAATTCTAAATAACTCATATTAGCAGCTTTATTATTTGTAACATTAGAAGTTTGCGGTAATTCTTCTTTTCTGAATATTTTAGCTGTTTGTTTTGCAAGAAGCCTTGGTACTCCACATGCTTCTATATCTTCCCATGTTAATTCTTTTAAATATTTTAATGATATCCCTCCTTGTGATTTGATATTTTTGATAATAGTTTCAATATTTAATATTGTGCCATCGTTTTTGATAGCTTCATTATATTCTTCTAATATTTTAGAAAATTCATTTATACGAGATACATATAGATCATTGTTCATCACATTTCTCCTACGGCTGCTACGGCTACTTTTACAGCGAAATTGCTGTATATTTTAAATACGAATAAAAATTTTTTGAAGTAGTAAATATTGCAGGAGAACAACATGGAAATTATATTTAAGAATGACGTAATAGCCAAAAAAACAATGTCGATGGGCGGCAATCAAAGCCAATATGTTTATCATATTGATGCTCCATTATTTATATGGCGTGATATGTATAAATACGGTATCGGCAATGGTACGACTATAGAAGAAACTACTAAAATTTTAGAGCCAGTTTTCCATTTGCCAAATAAAAATGAATTTATAATTTATGAAAACAACAGATATATATGCCCAGACGATGTTGTATACACAATATTGTCTAATAATTTAAAAAAATCGTATCAGGATATGTATATGATGTATAAAGAAAATATCAAATTGGGTTTAAGACCATCAGTTGCAATTAACACTTTACCTTCAACAATTTATTTTTCAAGTATTTTAAATTGTGATAGCAACAGTATAACTCGATTTTCATCAAATTACTATCCATACATTAAAATAACATCATAATGAATATAGAAACGCACTTGCATTTTGGCGGATCAATAGATTGTCAATGTGTTTATGATATAATACAAGAGCAAGGGTTAAATTACCTTGCTGAGTCATATGACGATTGTGTAAAAGCGATGACTTTTGCACCAAATGAAGAACCTGGATATCACAAATTCTTAAATAAATTTAAAATATTAGATGAAATAAGATGGGATAGAAACACTATTGAAAAATCTGTAATATCAATATGCAAAAGATTAGAAAAAGAAAATATTCAATATGCATTGATAGACTTCTCTATAAATAAATATATGTCTATAGGATGGCATAAAACAGAAGCTATAGAATTTATATACTATATGTTTCAAAAACATAGGCCGAATAAAATAGGTCTTATATTAAGTGTTAAATATGAAAGCGTGAAACATACACAAGAACAATACCTAAACATAATAGAAAATAAAGAAATAGCTAAATTATTAGTTGGTGTTGATCTAGTTGGAGATGAAACATGTTATGATTATAAATTTTACAAAGATTTATTAAAACCATGGTTAAAAGCTGATAAACTAGTTAGAGCGCATGTTGGTGAATTCGGTTCTGTTGACAATGTAAGAACAGCTATCACCGAATTAAATGTTACTAATATAGCTCATGGCATATCTATAGTTAAAGATAAATCATTATTTAAATTAGCTAAGAAGGTGATATTCGATACCGCTATAACTAGTAATTATTTGACAGGTGTTGTAGAATCTGATAGTCATCCTGTGTCAACAATGGCAAATGATCTAATTGTGACAATTAGCACTGATGATCCTGTTATATGTAATACAACATTATATAAAGAATTTAAAAATTCTAATTTAGATATTGATATTATAGATCAAATAAAAAAGAATGCATACAATTTAATTAAAAGACGGTGTGATGTCTATAATGGGGATATTTAATATTATAATTTATTTATTTTGTTTATGATATCAAGCACATTATCATATAATTTTAAACTTTTCATTTCTTTTATACTAAAGAAACCCAATGCTGAAAATTCGCTATTGTTATTGAATCTGATATTGCTACTAGTAGGTTTGCAATGTACGAATGCAACGCCTTCTTTTTTATATTTAAAATAATCGTGTGTTGTATATGCTTTTACTTTTACACCTGTTTCTTCCCAACATTCTCTTTCTGCTGCTTTTTTAATATCTTCGTGGTTCTTAATATGTCCGCCAGGCATTACCCATTTGTTTTTTCTGTCATCAGTTGCCGTTGATAGGCCTAATAACCATTTATGTTTATATTCTACAGCTGCTACTGCTGAGGTGAATTTGTCTTTTAATTGATTTTCTAACAGTAAATTAAATAAAGTCATAGACTATATTTGCCGTTCAGCAAATATCTTTTAAGGAGAGCAATTGATATGTCAATACTGAATAAAATTAATAAGAAATTGAAAATTTTAGAGTCTGTTAATGAGTCACTTTCTGCTTTACAAAATGATTATGGTTATAATAGCAGAAAAGACTTTATAAATTATTTATCAGAAGGGTCATTGATAAATTTAACAGGTATATCTAGCGTGGCATTGAATATTCCAATTGGCGAATATATTGTTCTCGAAAATAAATCAAATATTAAATTGTTTTCTTTATCAAATAAAAAAGAATATAATGTATTTTCTGAATCATTATATGATAATTGGTATACTATATCGAAGCCAATATGCGAAGAAGAAGACAGCAACAGCTTTAATAATTTTCCTGTTAAAAAGTCTGATTCTAGACTACCAGGATCAAACAGTAATGACGACGACGATGACGAAGAAATATCAATGAATATCGACAAAAGCACTGTCGATAGATTACCTATTCTTAATGCTATGGAAAACCATGGTGAAACAGTTACATCATTAGCTGATAAATGCGGCGTAGATCCCCCAGCTATAAGCAGAATATTACGCAAACCACATAAAGGTAGTGGAGATCCTGGCGGTAGAAACCCTAGCATTGGGCTTGCCGCAGAAATTTGTAAAGCTTTGAGAATATCACCTACGGCAGCGTTTCCAGATATATTTAAAGCTGATGAATACGAACATAGAAAGACAAAAGCCAATAGCGGCAGCGGAAACAAAGGCGACAAAGGAGAAGCCTCTAAGATGTGGACGCAAGGAAATACTTCAGAATCTAAATCGCATAGAACATCGATAACTGAAGAAAATACATTAGATAAACCTATAGATTCTGATTGGAATGACCCTAATAGCGGCGATAATAATGATATCAATACTGATGGATTGCATGATAAGATAGAAGACATTAGTGATATCAATAATGATCAAAGCGACATGCTAAAAAACAACAATGCTAATCTTGGGAAAGAGCTAATTAACCTTGATAAGATGTTAAATGATCTTAATAAAGGCTTAGAGCTTTAATCGAACGAAAATAATGACTTTTTAAAGTTTATCAATAACTTTAATTTGCTTTTTTTGTCCGCTTTGATTATTAATTTATATTTATGTAAATCGTCTATAGATATATTTAATTTATTTAATGTGTCTATGTTTTGTACATGTATTTCCCAATTGTTTATTACAATTATTATTATGAAATTTTTTTCATGATTGTCATAATAAATCTTACCACCAGTTAGAAAATGTTTCGCTACTTTTAATAAAAATTCTTGGTCAATTGTATCATCAGTATGTTTATGCTGTTTATATTGTTTTTTTATAGGTTCTATTTTGTTTATTGGTTCATTTATTAGTTCATTTATTGGTTTTTTATGCAACACGTGTTTAAGATATGAGCATTCAAAACATGTTAATATCTCATTATTTAATTTGACAAATGCTAATTCTTTATTATATATTAAATATTTAGAATCGCGGCATATAAGTGTTGATGGTTTTCTTCTAGAGTGTCTTATAAAGTGTGTTTCTTCTTCGCTAGCAAGTACAGATAGCTCTAATAATTCATAAATTTCTTTTCTAGCTTGAATTCGATCTTGTTTTTCTAGGTAATTTAATGAATTGTTTATTCTTTGGATATATCTTTTAATACAGTGGTTTTTAATATTAAGTAAGTGGTAATCAGCAGTTATATTTTCACTATATTGTTTTGCTAATTTGCGAATATCATTAGACTGTTTTGACCATGAAAATTCGATATGGTCAAAACAGTCATTATTTGACATTTGGTTTAACGTCAGTATTTGCTGAATCCGATGGCGATTTTATATTACTATATATACCATTAATAAATATACCATCGGTCCATTCATTGTTTCTATCTGATATTAATTTTTTATATGGGGTCATAATGATAATGTTATGGCCCCACCAGTTGAAATCGAATTCGATCTTGTCTGACATATTAACTTGCAACAGTTATTTCTATAGTATAAGCTTCATTTGGCGTCCCTTTGCCTTCTTGCAATACGGCACGACCATTTTCACCCCAACTTTGGCCCCAACTGTTTTGGATTCTTACACCGAATGATCTGGTGCTTGGAATATAAACAGGGTCCAATAATGTTACAGCGTGACCCCACCAATTATAGCCGACACATATTGGAAATTTGTTGAGCAATAAAGTTATAACTTTATCGAACATTTGCGGACCTTGAATTTCAGTCCAGCTAGTAACTTTATGCAATGCAGCGTCTTTTTCCCAACCATCTTTGAAGTGTTTTCTGCCAACAGCATTAGCTGGGACCCAATCGATTGTAGAACAGCCAACTTTGCTTATCTGTTCTAAATCTTGGCCAATCCAAGCTCCTTCATTTTGATAATTAGTAATAGGCCCAGCTATACTTGCGGGGCTTAAATGCTTAAACGATTGGTTCATTTTGGCTCTATCAGCCATAATAGCATATGCTGGACTATTAGCATGGCAATAATTAGTGCCATTTTGGTCCAAGCATGGGATATTAGCTTGATCGCATATATCACTCAATCTGCTTTTTGTTCTTTCTAAATCAGCTATTAAGTCGGGCCATGCACTTCTTGGTATAATGTCGATATTAACTAGTTTGTATGGGAGAGCATACCCATATGTGTCTTTTGATCTATGCGATAGATAACGTGGTTCACCACCACCCATAAATGAAGGGACAGTGACACCATCACCGATTAATTGGGTGTAATTTGATTCATTGAAAACTAACATTATTGTTTCCTTATTTTGTATAGGTTCAATGTTATCTACTTATTGTGAGAGAATTTACAAGATATATTTCAGTTGTAACGTTGTATTGTTCACAAATAGATCTCTAATAAGGTTTTAAAATGAAAAATGTAGAAGTTTCTGTTGCTTCTAAGTCTCCATTAATTGTAAAAAGCTCTTTTAAGGGTTATGAACTTTGTCTTAACACTTACGTCGGATGTCAAATTGGTTGCAAATATTGCTACGTTCGATTCTTCATTAAAGATGAGAACAGAGATTGGGGTGAATTTGTAAGAATTAGAGAACATTTAGAAGACAAACTGCCAAAAGAATTAAATCGAGGATATTTTAAAATTAATGATGGTAAGGTTAAAGTAAGCGTTAAAGGGAAAGACCTGACAGACAAAGAAAAACTTGCTAAAGACTTCTCTATCGGAGAAGAGGAAAAATTGTTCCAAGTTTCAAGAATGCAAAAAAGAACAATATTGAACTGCGAAGCAAGATTAGTCATTGGAACAATGACTGACCCGTGGCAACCAATCGAAAGAAAAACGAGGTTAACAAGAAAAGCACTGGAATTAATACTAAAAATGAATATTCCATTTCAAAAAGTCGGAATGTTCACAAGAAGCCCAATCGTTTTAGACGATATTGAGTTAATCAAACAATTGCCACGCCCGCGAGTGCATTTTTCAATTACACCGTATGACAAGGATATTATAAAATTAATTGAACCTATTTCGGTGATGATGGAAAGACGGTTTGATACAATTAAGAAAATTAAAGAACATGGTGTAAGGACACATGTTAATATAGCTCCGGCTATACCGATACTATCAGACAAAATGACTGACAAAATGGCCAAGCTTTTGGCAGAATCGAATGTTGACGAATTCTTCATCGATCCAATGCAGGCTTACGATGAATCTTTTAAAGCTACAAAAGAATCACTAAAGAATTTAAGCGATTGGAACAAGATAGAAGGTATTGTTAGTAATATTGAGAATTATAATACTTGGAAGAAACAATATAGGTTGCAATGGCAAGAAGCTTGGGCAAAACATGGAAGCTCTAAAACATTGCCGATTTGGTGCGACCATGTTAACCACGTTTGGAAGAACCTCTTAACTGGCGAGGAATTAAACCAACGTTGTTACGGAGAAGACGCAGACTTTAGAAACAGCATAAGCAAATAGAGGAATAAATGCATATCAAACTCAAGAAATTGCCAGATATTGGAGAATGGGATAAGAAACGCAATGTTTGGCATCAAACAAATGAAGAACGCCGCAGGGCAGATATTGATATCGATAAGATATATTTAGTAAACTATAAAGGCACATGGTTAATCGGTCATTTTGTGATGAACCAATCATATAATGCTTGGAATTTTCTTCCAAATATGGGTTCAATGAATATGCAAATTGAATGGCTAGAAGAAATTTACGTTATTAGCCTTTTTTAATTTGTTTTAAACCACGATACAGCTTCATATATTATTGGATATTTAAGCGAAAAAACTGACGAAGAAGACGATGAAGAGTATTAAAAACAAAGAATCATTGCCAAACACTTAGAAAGTTTATATGGAATTCCACGACATGAGCTTTATGAAAATAAAGCTAGACAAATTAGAAAAACTACCATTAGAATTTATGGCGTACTGCGAATGTGGCAACGATGATTGCCAAGTGCAAGACAATATAACAACAGATGTTATTGATAAAGCTAGATCAAAACGTTACACTTTAAGGCATAAAGATTGTAAATGTATAAATAAAGACCAATTGGTCGAAGAAATGGGTAATTGGAGTATATGGAAAACAAAATAATATTTAATCATTTCTTTAAAGCTAATAACATTATTTATAAAATAAATGATATCGAAACTATAGATTGTTCTCAAATAGAGCAACTTAAAATATTTGTAACTTTAGAAAATGAAAATATAATAATTTTAGAAGGTATCGAAGCGATAGAACTAATAATGCAAATCAAGCCAAGCATATTCGAAAGTAAAAGACTACGATGGCCACGGTTTGCCTGGATGATGCATAATATGATCGGCCACCCATTGATGAATATTTGTGCATTATTTAGATTATATAAATTAGCCTTTTACATCCATGACATTACTGTGCCAAAACCAACAGGCAAACGAAATTAACCATCGCTAACACATTTCCAACAATATGTGTTATTAAGTTTTAATTTTTTAAATAATCTATTAGATTTAGTATTATAATAATAATCACAACGATGGCTATAGGCGTCAGGTTCATAACTCATACAATCAACAATTTTGTCCCCGCCACGTTCATCAAACCAAATATTATTAAAATCTCTATTGTCACGGTCAGAGTCACGTCTTGACAAAACATCATTTAAAAAATCTGACTGTGTAGCCAAAAAAGATTTTTCAATAACAATTTCAGAAGTGTCAATATTAGAAGTAACTGTAAAACTTACAGTGTCAGTTAATGAGCCGCTACTAACAGAAATAGTTATAACAAAATCGCCTATATCATTCGGTGTCCAACTAAAACGGCCATTAGAATTTATACTAGCACCAGAAGGAGCATTAATAAGAGTAAAAACAGGATTAAGGTAAAAATTATCGTCAGTAAGAGTTACCACAAATGAAATTTCAGTGTTAACTATAGTGACTATATCGTCAATATCATTTAAAATACTTGGTCTAATAGTTAAAATATTTGATCTTGTACTGCCGATAGAATTTCTAGCTGAAACTGATATTGTGTGTTCATTTCCACTAACATATTGCGTGTCGAGAGTATAAGTATTTGTACTTGCACTTGCATAATCATAGCTATCATCGCCTATGCTTTCATCGATTTCGATATAATATAAATTTATAGCAGAACCATTTGAATTTGGTGTTGTCCAAGTATATGTGATATTTTGTCCTATCCACACAGCTGTCAAAACTGGTGCATCAGGAGCGTCCGCTCTAACAGCTGATACTTCATTGCTTAATGAAGACTCTCCAACCGCATTAACAGCTGACACTTTATAGTAATAAGTTGCTCCGATTGTGCCGGTGTTATCAAAATAACTAGTTAAAGAACTGCTGCTAACAGTTGTTAATAGTGACAAATTACCACTTGATGTTCCACGGTAGATTTTATATGATGTTATCGACGAACCATTGTCAGTAACTGCTTGAATCGTTAAAGTAGGCCCAATAGCTGCAGATATGGTAAAAGAATTAGGGGCCAGTGTGCCATAATCGCTATCCCATGTCGATGTTAATCTGCCAACTCCGTTATTATATATGAATTTAGTTTGCTGTAGTGTTAGAGGGCTTGAAACGAAAGCTTGATCTATTAAGCTGGTTCCTGGTATAGAGTTTATAATTTTGACAGTAGCGTCACTGTCATTCATTATATCTCTAAGGGCATAATTGACAACATCTGAAAATAATACACCATCAAAGTATATTTTAGTTCTATTATCTTCATATGTGAATATTAAATTGTGCCATGTATTTGAATATTGTGTGAGATATCTATTAAAACCAGCACTGCCAGTAGCTTGACACCAAATATTTCCTGAATAATAAAACACATATACATCAAGACTACCATAAGAAGATACAAATCTAAATATAACATCAAGATTTGTATCTTGTGGTTTGAACCATAAACCGTACGAACGTTGTCTTAAACGCCCTAAATTAGTGTTATTAGCCGCTCTTGATAAACTGCTATTAGCGACTAAAGCATTATCTATAATACCTGAAGAATATGAGGCGCTACCTGAGTAAGTAGATTGATTATAATTATTACCAGATGAATCTAAAAGGTTATTATTGAATTCCCATGAACCATATAATATGAAAGCTTTCCAGATATAAGTTGCAAAATCAGTTAAAGATTCAATATCATCGACAACTGTCTTAACGGTTATTTCAGCGCCTTTTGTTGGCTCTGTAGAGAAAGTATAAGTTGCAGTTGCTGTAAAAGCTACAAATTCATCATCTATGTAGACATTATAACCTGTTCTATCTAATCTGTCGTTCCATGATATTTTAAACCTATCTTCTTGGGTAATGCTTAAATCTGAAAATACAAAATCTATTAATTTTCGGCCATTTCCACTGTTATATATGTGGCTAACATCATCTATACCAATGGCTTTTTCAAAGACTATAACTTGGTCTACTGAAGCATATGTCCCATTAACATCACCTATAGTTATTATCCCTGTATTGTCAGAATAACTATCGACAACTGAACTATAAATATTTGAGCCATTTAGATAAATATTGAAAGCATGATTAAAAACGCTGTTTATTTCTTGTTTTTCTTTAGTTATAACTATATGATGCCAATCATCTAGTGTTATAGTAGCAGCGGTTGTTTTAACATTTGATCCAGTGCTATATCTTCTAACTGTTATACTTTGTGAACCACTATCAACATTTGTTATTATTTCAATGTCTCCAATTATAGCTAATGTTCTTAAATCGCCGGAATAAGCGTTTGTAGGTTTAAACCATATTGATATAGAAAAAGCACCATTACATAAATTATAGCTTTCAGTTCTTTCAACATATGATAATGATGATAAAGCGTTATCTATTTTTCCGCTTGCGTCATATGATACTGGAGTTCGTGATAGATGATATGTGCCTACTGCATCATTTCCATTAGCATCAAATTCCCACACGTGTGTTGGAACGTTTATCATACTATACGCCTGCTGGTGAAATGTCGTTTTGTGTGATACCAGCTACGTTTTGGTTTCAAATTAATTATTATGGTGTTATCACAGTGTATGATTATTTCTTTCCATACACTGTGATTAGCAAACCTGCTGGTAAGGCTGTTGGCACGTATAGTAAGAAATTAAACTTTAGCTTTAGTATAAGTAACCTCTACGAAGCAATGCTTTCCAAATGGCAGATTTTCTATTTCTATAGCAAATTCGCCACCAGATGGTTCATTGTCTGTGTCCCATCCAAGTTTCTTTACACCATGCCAATCTATTTGGCCGGTAACGAAATGTTGAAATCCAGTGCTTGTCCAAACGTCTTGAACGAGAACTTTAATTGGTGTTGGGCTGTTTGTTGACACAGTTACTTGTTTTAGTGTTATTCGTGTTTTTACTGTGTTTGGTGGTGTCGGAAGCACAAATTTATACACATAATTTGGCGAATCATTATTGGCATAAAACATGTGTCTGTAATTCATCTTATTCTCCTTTGTGAGTATTTCTTATTACAACAAAATTTGCTTAGTATCATGATCTATCTTATTTTTTGTTTTAATTTCTATAATTCATCTTCGTTGTGTTGGAATTTTCTGTAGTCTACTCTATCTAATTCATTGTTTTTATTTATCGGAGAATCTGTAAATTCGTGGCTTCTGAGTTTTATTATTTTCATAAAATCAACTACTACTAATCTAGGCAATCCAGATAAATCGGTTAATTTGTGTATTATACCTTCATGCGGTTTATCATCAGTCAATATTAATTTTTCTAATGCATTTACTATTTTAGTATGATTTTCATTATACACAACTAATGCTTTTAATTCATCTATAAATCTTGTAAAGATACCATCTGCTGGTTTATATTTATTATTTAGATGCGATAAATAACTTGGAGAGTTCTTTTTATCTCTATTTTCTTTTTTAATGTATGCTAATATAACTGTTCTACTAACTTGCGACCATAAATTAAATACTTTACTCATTCCTCTATATAAAATTGTTTCTGAACCAGCATATAATCCTTGTTTCGGTTCTACTATCGGATCGGCTTTTAATTCTACTTTACATCTTGGGCAATGTTTTTTTAACTCTACAACTTTATCTATCTCTATTATGCCATATTCATGTATTGATGGGTCATATAATAACGATTCATTCGGCCTTTCTACTGTATAACAATTTCTGCAATGCGGGCGCGCTCTATATTTATATAGGACTCTTTCTATTTGCATTAATCCTGTTATCAATAAATCTCCAAATGATGATTCATCTTTCCCAGAATATATTGTATGAAGTCCTTGTTTTCTGATTACTTGTTTTACTAATTCTGTCGCACTGTCTATTATTTTATCTCTTAATTGCACATCTGTACATCCTGTCCAAATATATCTTGTTAAATCCCATTCTACTATTTCATTGATGAAATACAGTTTTCTTTGACTTGTTTCATATTCAGATATTTTTATGTCAGCCATTTATTATGCGCCTTGATGGTTGGTATTATCTTTTAATATATGTACTTTAAAGTATAAAATAAACATTTTCAGATCAAATTTATTATAGCTTTTATCTTTGGAGATTTAAAATATGCCAGGCTTTAATGTTGGTGGAATAGGTGGCGGCGGTCCTTCAAACACAGTAGAACCACGCCGTAAACATAGGTGGACGTTTGAAGTGCTAGGTAGAGGTTCTGGCTTATGGTCACGAGCAGAATTATTGTTATTGCAATCAGCTAGCAGACCAACTGTTGAGTTTGAAACAGTTGAAATGCATTATAACCAAGAAGTTGCTTCATTCGCTGGTAAGCAATCTTGGGAACCAATAACTTTAGTATGGTATGATGTAGAACAAAACCCAGATGTAAGCAAAGGTGTTTACCACTGGATAGAAACAGTTTCAAATATGACAACTGTTGAAGTAGCAGCACCACAATTTTATAAGAAGAACGCACAACTAGCTTTGTTAGATGGCAAGGGAGCTACTACTGAACGATGGTTCATGTACGGCTGCTGGCCTCAAAAATCTAACTGGCAAGAATTAGACATGACATCTAATGAAATTCTAACTGTTGAAGTATCAATGAAATACGACAGAGCAGTTAGAGAATGTAACACATCTCCAGCACCAACCCCAGTATCTCCAAGTTGCCCAAATTAATTAACAACAAATTAAATTGAAAGAAAATGAGGGGGAGAAATCCCCCTCATACTATATATGCCAGGATTTTTCATCGGCACTGATAGCAAAGAATGTGATGTTAAATCTCAATTAAAGAGATACGTTAGAGGTCCGCAGAATATAACAGAAACAGGCAGAAAACATAGATATAAAATAGAATTGTTTACAGGGATGCAAGAAGAAATAACTTTCTTCGCTTATAAATGTACAAGACCAACAGTAGAAATAGATAAGATAATAATACATCATGGTCAAACACAAATACATAGGCCTGGTAAACATAAATGGCTACCAGTAGAATTCACATTTTATGAAACCATAATGAACGATGAAATATCGATATCGAAATTCTTATATGATGCATGGGCAAAGAACATGATAACTGAACAAAACACACATAAACACTTCAGAAAGGATGGGCAAGGGTACTTTAAAGAAATAAAATTATCAATGTATGACGGACTAAACAATCAAATATGGACATATCATTTATATAACTCATGGCTAGAAAAAGTACATCCAAACGATATAAGTTATTCAGACACAGAAATAAGTGAAACATCAGTTACAATATCATATGATAAAGCTGTAGAATCAAAAGATGGTAAAAAAGGATAATTATATGCCAGGATTCATGATCGACCAAACAGGTGTGAACGATGATGAATTAAACCCAGCATCTGCGTACGATGAATATTACTACTCATATACTTGGACTATATTAAATCTGTTCAAAGATCCTACTGATCCAGGTTCATTAAGACATACAGCCGCCATACACCTCAAAGACTGCACATTGCCAACATTCACTGTAAATCAAGAAAGATACCAAGGAGCTAGCTTAGAATACAAATTTGCAAAAAGTGTTTCATGGGACGACATTAAAGTGTCATGGTATGATACCAAAGGTTTAGTCGATATAATTAGAAAATGGCGTCAAAATATATGGACATCAGAAAAAGGCATTAAAACAGCATACCAATATAAAAAAGAAACAATGATATTAAATTACCTTCCAACAGGACAAGGTAAAGTAAAATGGAAATTAATCAATAGCTGGCCTAGCTCTATAAGATACGGCGACTTAACTTACACAACTAGTGACGCTAAATTCGTTGATATAAACATTACATACGATTGGGCTGAAGATGAAAGCCAACAAGATGACAGTCAATAAAACAAATTTAATAACCATATAACCAAATAATCAAATTTCATACATAACCATATTAATATTGATACAATTATCACTGTGATATGCAATATCGTTTGGCTTCCCTTGGTTGGTATATCACCTGTTCCAAAGCACTTATCGCACATAACTGTCGGTTTTTTATCTGCCGTTAACATGTTATTTGCGCCTTTTTTTGCGTTTTATAGCTTCCATCAACCGTTTTGTTCTTTGCTCGATATCAGGTTCTTCTTCTATTGGTTTATTGTCTCTATATTGTTCATAATGCCCATATTCATGGCATAAATTTTCTTCTAATGTTCCATATACACAAACGAATATTACTGGTGTTGGAGATCCTGAACAGGGAGGACAAAACTCTCCATGAACAAATTCTCCTTTAGTATCTGGATATTCGTAAGCTCCTACCACTACAATACGCAGGTGGTGAATACACGGTGATACTTTTGTTAGTTTATTGACAATCGACTTAGCATGCTGAACGGCGGTTTTCGTAGATCCTTCGCCGATTGTCCAGTCGATCATAAATAGCCTGCCTGATGTGTGCGAGTTCAAAACATCAAACAGGTGTTAGACATCTATATCAAAATCTTCTTCTATTTCTTCCATCATATCATTAATAGCTTCCCTTGCTTCAACAGGGTCATTGCCAGAATGAATAGCTTCTATTGTCTTAGACAATAAATCATGGACATATTTTGGTTCTTTAGAAGCTAATTCTGCTACTACATTAACAAGTTTACCTTTTGGGACTATTTTCAGAAACGTTCTCCACAAATGTGGCCCAACTTGTATTAGCCATGGTTCATCTTCTAACTTATCACTATGTTTATAAATTCTTTTTAATGTCTGTGTGTCATGATCTTTCAGACCATGCGCTGACAAGATTTCCATCACTCCTTTAACAAGCTCTTGCAACAAGACAGGAAACACCATCGCTTTTGCTTCTACAGCCGGTTGCCCATTGTCCTCAAATTTCACTTTACAAGTTCCTATGGCCATATTTTTAAGATTAGACAGGAACTGCGCAAAATTTATTATCCAGTACATGTGTACCGCACCAGCATTGAATTTGTTGTATAATTCAACAAGCTCTGGGCTTATACTGCTTAATTCTTTAAGCACAATATTATGAAGAGTGCTCATGTTATGAACAGCAGCACCCTGTGTTAATGCATTCATAGTTATTCTTTTATTTATATGATCTCTAATATCTTCAATATCATCATTTGTATTATCTAACTCATTGCCTTCATCGCCATCATCGTCGTAATCGCCTATATGCGTATTTCTAGTAAGTTGGGCATGAAGCCTGTCTTGATCTATGCCCCATACTTCTGATACAGCTTTGACAGCTAATTGCTCTAATTGTGGCCTATATTTTCTTTCTATATTTTCTATTTTCATTAATATTTGAGATGCTGCTGATTGGATGTTAACAGCATCTGGCATATACTTTTTTATTTGTGCTGCAGTATTATCAAATGATTTTGATGCTGATTCATAACCATACATTGATAATATTGGGTGTTTTGAAAATGGATGGTTATTTTTGCGTATATTTTTCCAAAAATCGACTGTCGATTTATGCGCTTCATCTTCGAAGGCTTCCTTTAATAAACTGCAAGCTTTTGGTGCTGGATCGGCTGCTGGCCTTGGCGGGTTAAAAGGATTGTCTTTTGGCCTTTCCTTTGGCTTGGAAGGTGTCTTCGGCGTTGTTTGTGGCACAGCTGGCGCTGTAGAACTTTCAATATCAGCTAAGGCTGCCTCATTTATAATATTTGGGTCTGTTGTTATTATTCTAGATAGTTTATGTATAAACTTTGACATCGTTGCCTTTCTATTAGGTGTTACTGATTATATTTTCCAGGCATTATTGAAAATAACAATCGTCAAATCTTGCACTAATAGCGTCAGAATAATGTAATATAAATGCTAACTTTGTTTTTGGTTCTACTGGGCTACCCCATTCTCTATGACCGTGATGTGATAAAATAGCATGGCTAACTTGAAAAATATTATTTTCTGGAAAACCATATTCTGTCGCAGCTTTTTCCCATATTAAATAACTTTTTTGTATATGATGTATCATATACTTATGATCAGTAGATAACCACTCACCATGTTCAATATTATATTCGTAATCTTCAATTTTACCCACATCATGATATAACGCTGCTAAATATACAATTTTTGGGTCTATTTGATCACCATAATATTTATTAGCATTTAAACATAAATCAACAACTTCTTTAGTATGCTTAATCAATCCACCACGACCATAATGATGGTGTTTTGGTCTTTCTCCTTTAATACAAGAACTACCTGAACAATCTATAAATTTTGGATTATCGATAACGACAGCTGCTAACGGTAAAACATTAAAATTCTTAGCTAATTCTCTTAGGTAAGTGTATTGTTGTAATTGGCTATCTGCTTGCATTGTATTCGTCCTCATTAAAGTGTTAAACGATTTTAAATACAGCACCTAAAATTTGAAATAGAAATGCTACCTGAAAAAAATGATTTATTAGAAATATTAAATGACATATTAATATGTTCTAAATGTGGCAATGGCATATACAAAAGAATATCATTACATCAAACTACATGTGAATCATATTTGTTAAACGCTAAACGATACAGCTGCGCATTAGTGGTTAACACCACTAACACTGATATTATAAAATTAAGACGTAGTGTTAAATATGGTCGCGATTTGTTTATAAAGAAAAAACGTATAAAGTATGGCGAGTTGTTTACTATGTCTCATAACTACCAATTTTTATTTTTATATTATAAAGACAATGAAATAAAAATTGGCAGAAACCTATTAGATGTTTATGATGATAAAACGCATGAGTTTAACGCTAGGTTTAAACGGATTTATAACAGACTAAAATTATTAGATAATCACAGTGGCATCGGCCTCTATATCAGCAATAGCCTTATCCTTGCTAACCCTACTAAGAATAAGATTGATATAAGTAGATTTTTCCAACAAATAAAATGTAAAAAAACTAATAAAACAATGGCTTTATTTAAAGATATTAGTGACAAACTTGGTTTTTCCAGCACACATTTTGATATTAATATCGGTTCTGCGTCATTGTCTTCATATGTTGTTTAAACATCGTCGTTCAGGGAAAAGTTCTATAATAGATTTAATATTTATATCACTAATGTCATATCTATACGTGAAAATCCCTCCGAAACAGTCAAAATATATTACTGATAAAATTGTAGCATTTAGAACTAGTAAGCCACATCTGTGTGTTTTATCTGCGTTTTTATAGACGAAAAAGCAATTACGTTTGTTTTCAATTATACGCCACATATCTATATCGAACCCTATAATATCGCCTGTATATAGGCCAACAGTATTAATTTCGTTAATCAATAGATTTATGATATCTTCTGTTACCATTTTGATAATAATTTGATGAACATACTCATATCGAAACTTTCAAAAGAAAGCACATGATAATTCAATTTACCATCAACGAAAAGCAATTGTCTATCAATATATGAGTATGTAAATCTTCCAACATAAAATCTACCATAGATATACACAATTCTGCAGTCGTCGAAATGTATGTAATTTTGACAATTATATCCATTAGATTCTAAATTATATATAACACTATCAAAGAAATTGTCTATTTCGCACATGGAATTTTGTAGACTCGTTTAGCATTTACTTTTTTAAGGTCACTATGGTTGAAATATTTAGTATTACTATTGTTATCTGATGGTAATGATATAGAGCATTCGTCTGTGTTGATATTATAATAATGCCCATTATATAGAGCTATAAATGTTTTATCAATAGTTAATGGTCCATCTGTGCAACCATGAGGGCGCATAA